GCATCGGTAGAGCGCAAGGCCCGCAAACCAAAAAAGCAGAAATCCGATGAACAACCAAGCGAAAACTAAACCGAAAACCGCTACCGAAAAGCTACAAAGCGAAAAGGATGCGCTTTCGATGTTCGCGCCCGGTCGTGTACAGCCACAGGCTATATTCCCAGAGGAAGCCGTGCTTGGTGCTTTGATGCTTGACCGCGAATGCTTCGATATTGTTTCCGACATTTTGAAGCCGGAAAGCTTTTACAAAGAAGCACACTCGACAATCTACACGGCAATTTCACGCCTTTCATTCAGGTATGAGCCTGTTGACCTGGTAACGGTCATGGAGGAACTTTCCAAAATGGGCGAACTTGAAAAGATTGGCGGTGGGTATTATCTGGTTGAACTGAGCAACCGCGTTGCATCCGCTGCAAACGTCGAATTTCACGCCCGCATCATTGCCGAAAAACACATCCAGAGGCAATTGATAAGTGTTGGGTCTTTGACGGTTCGGGATGCGTACGATGACACCATCGACGTTTTTGAACTGCTTGAAAGAACAGAGGAAAGCCTTTTCAAGGTTCATGCCGGGCAGATAAGCAACGAGGTTACCATGCCGACGCTTGGAAGCCGATATCTTGTCGAACTTGAAAAAAGGGCGAAACACTGCGGGTTGATTGGTATCCCATCCGGAATTAAAACCTTGGACGAAAAGACGGGTGGATGGCAGAAAAAAGACCTCATCATTATTGCAGGCCGCCCATCGATGGGAAAGACAGCCGCTGCGCTTACGGTAGCGTTGAATGCTGCACTGGATTTCGGTAAACCGGTTGGTTTTTTCTCCCTTGAAATGGGGGACATTCAGCTTTACAACCGCCTTGTTTCAAACATTGCCGACGTGAACGGAGAAAGCCTGCAAAGCGGTAAGCTGTTGGATTCTGAGTGGTCCCGGGTGCAAACCGCCGTTGAGCGATTGAACAAAACCCCGCTGTACATCGATGAAACCCCATCCATAAGCATCATGGCGCTAAGGGCAAAGGCACGGCGCATGGTTCAAAAACATGGGGTTCAACTGATAATCGTTGACTACCTCCAGTTGATGACCGCAACGGGCGAAAACGGCCAAAAAGTTGGAAACCGCGAACAGGAAGTTTCGGCGATTTCGCGCGGCTTAAAGGGAATTGCAAAATCCCTAGACGTGCCCGTCATTGCACTTGCGCAGTTGAGCCGGGCCGTAGAGACACGCGGAGGCTCGAAAAGGCCACAGCTATCAGATTTACGCGAAAGCGGGGGCATTGAAGCGGATGCGGATATTATCGGTTTCCTTTATCGCCCAGAATACTACCAAATCCTAGAGGATGAACAGGGTAGGAGCCTCAAAGGGCTTGCAGAAATCATAATCGCAAAGAACCGAAACGGGGCACTGGAAACCATCCTGACAAAGTTTGAACCAAAATACACTCGGTTCCTGAATTACGACCCAAACGCCACGGATGAAAAATTCCCAACAGTAGATACGTTTCAAAACCTGGTTGCAAAAAACCGTCCGGTACTTACCGATGTAAACGGGTATGTTCGCGACAAGGAAGAAGAAGAAGAAGAACCGCCATTTTAATCTTGATTATGAAAATATGCGCTTCATGCAAGAAAAGCAAGCCTAACGGCTCATTCTTTGCCCACAACACGAATACAGACAAGCTTTCCGGCAAGTGCAAAACCTGCCTAAACGCAGAGAAGCAGGAAAGGATAAAATCAGCAAAACAAAACATGAACCATCGACTTACAACGGTAGAGGCTTCTACAATCCTTGTTTTTTTGGGAAAGATAAAAAAGGCGTGTCAAAAGAGCGTTGTTATTTCAACAATGATAGGCATTGACCGCAAGGAAATGGAGCAAATCGAATCGCTTATAAAGCGCCTTGAAAAGCCAACAAAATGATTTTCAGATGTCAAACAAACTTGTTTTCAAACATAATCACGATGTGCTGATTGGCATTGACCCTGGCACAAACACTGGCTTCGCTGTGAAAGAAAAAGGCGTTTTGGTTCGGGTTGAAACAATGACAATCATTGAAGCAATAATGGCCGTTCATTCCTATGAAGCCAAATGCCTTTCGCTTGGTTGGTCAATGCTACTGAGGATTGAAGATGCCAGGCTTCGCACATTTTTTGGAAAAACAGGATCCGAAAAGTGGAAGGGCGCCGGGAGCATCATCCGCGATTGCTCAATTTGGGAAGATGAGATGAACCGCCGTTCAATCCCCTTCCAAATGGTTCACCCAAAGAATGTTCGCGCTACCGACGCAAAGCAATTTGAACAGCTTTGCGGATGGTCAAAAAGAACTTCAATCCATGCGCGGGAAGCGGCTTGGATGATTATTTGAATAAATGTTATCTACATTGAAACTGCAAAACAGGAGAGGTGTATTGCAAAACCTGCCGCCCTTTAGTGTGATACTGTGCAACGCACTTCCATAGCGAACCAAGTGCCAGAAACCGGGCGGGGGCACCTACACGGATATTTGCATCTGAGTTTGTATGTCATTGTAGATAACTAAAGCACTGCCGACGTGCGACGCTTAGGCGGCATGAAAGGCAGTGCGGGGTTAGCCGCGTTTATTTGTCATTGCAAATTATTTTTCCACTTTTTTAGTTAAAGTATTTGCAAATACAAATAGTGCGCTTATCTTTGTCCTACCAAACGCAATGAAGCGGGCGGGTAAATTTCAAGAAAATGGAAAGCAAGGTTTTCAATATGATAGGATCAACCTCGATGCACGGTGAATTTCCTGTTAAAATCACGATTAAATTCCAGCATCACTATATTAATCATGTTTGCGAATGCTCTGCGGAAATAAACGGCAAAACTTATGATATGAACTATAACCTTGCTTTTGCCCCAGTAGACAGGAGCATGAAACAGTTAGAAAAAATCCTCGGAGGAAAACAGGAAATCAAGCGCAACGCAGCCGCATGGGATGAGCGCACCAAAAATGCGCCGGCGTTAAACCCTAAAACCCAGCCCGTGCTTTTTCGGATTCAAAAAATGATTGAGGCACAGGAATTAAAAAAGAATAATGCAAAAATCTAATCGCACCACGGGCGAAAGCCCCACCGCAGAGCCTAAAAACTCGGCGGTGTTGGAATGCCGATTTTGCGGCGCGGAATGCATGCCAGAACTGGAAGAAATGCCTTGCCAGAATTGCAAGGCAGATACATATTTTCGGTTCATGCCACCAGGCACCCCGCGCAACTACCGGGAAATACTCAACAGCCTAAACCTTAGAGACAGAGACATTGCCGCCGCGTTCGGGTACAAAGACCTGGGCGCGTTCACCAGCAGCACGGCGGCTCGGCGAGTTAAGGCAGGGGTTGAGTTTGTTTTCTACGCGGCGCTTTACAATCGCGGCTAACTGAGGCACTGCCGACGTGCAACGTTTAGGCGGCATGAAAGGCAGTGCAGGGTTATGCGGATTTTAAATATTTAAAAATGAATAAATACAGAGACCCTGAAAACAAATCAATTAGTTATCTTTGTACACAAATTCAAAAACATGGCAAAAAAACTTTCCTACACCGACCGGCCATCCGAAATGACGGATGAAATGGAAGCAAAGGCGGGCGAACTCAAATCCTTCCTTAGAATTCTTTGCTTTGAAAATTTCGTCGTTGTCGATGCCGCAATCGAACCTAAAATGATTGTTGAGGCACTTGCAAACGCGATGCGGGTAGACGAGCGGCTTAGAGCAATCATTATGCTTGCAGAAGCGGCTTCCGATGTTCCCCCACAAATCGCAAACTCGCTCATCAAACTTGGCGTTTCTGCAATCGAACTGATTGACCACGAAGATTGCCAGTGCGAAAAATGCACACGGCAAAGGATTATTGATTCTGAAAAAATCAGTAAAAACTAAGCATAAATCACAAACATTTTTTCACCAATAAAAACGCAGTTATGGACCAGTTGATTTTTCAGCATTTGAACACGATGGAACGGATCAGGATAATGGATGACAACGCCTACAAAATCCTTGATTCGTACGAATACGACCGCGTTCTGACAGAGGAAGAGGTTGCCGAATATGAGCATGAATATGCCCAAACGTCAATCGAAATCACCCGCCTTCAGGAAGAATTGAAGGCACTTATTGGCCAGGGCCTTGACGCAAAAACGGTAGCAATCACATAAGATCCGACATTAGCCATGTTTGAAGCAAGCGGGCGGTGCAATTAAATTGCGCTTGCCCGTTTTGCTTTTAATAAAAAGCGTTACCTTTGTAACTAAATAATCGCAAGCGGATTTAAACCCAATGCTATATCGAATTGACCCAAAAGAGTTTGCAAACCTGTTTTCTGGAAATATCGCAAATTCTTGGGCTTTGATTGGCCGGGATGGGAATCTTTACCTTTTAAGGAACTCAATCGAACAAAATGTCACCTGCGCAATACTTCCAAAGTTTTTGGTAGTTATTAGCGGGCAAAATTGAGGACATGGCAAATAGCAAAACCCTTAGAAAAGCATGGTTTGTAACCTTGCTCACAATGCGGCACATCTACATTTTGCCCTCAATGTTGATTGAGTTGGCAATCGTACTCACAGCCTACATATTTGGCTGTGTAATTGTTGTAAAAAAAGAGCATAGCGCCTATGTGGTAATGGATGAAACGCACCCAACCGCGCGGGTATTCCTTGAAAACATAATGCTGTTTTTCATTGAGGCCGAATATGCAATTGCCCTGTTTTTATGGGGCATTATCCTATCAATATCGCTGCTTTGAAGATGAACGAAAGGCACATCTCAGAACTTGAAAAATTCTTTGGTGGGATTACCATTTCAGACGAACCAATCCGGCTGGATGTTTGCACGGTAATTGAAAGCCCAAAGGTGTTCATCGATGCGCATTTGCAGCACTTGAAAGCAAACATGGGCAAAGAAAATTCAAAGCCTTATTTTTACAGGCTTTTGCAACTCAAACAAATCATTGAGGATGGAGCAAACAAAGAAACATAGGCACCTGGCACAGTTCTGGATAAACAAGCGCGACGGGAAGTTGACAGAGGAAAGTAGGGAGGTTCTGAGGGATGCTATATTGGAAATGCCAGACGCTGGATATATGTTCACGATCGAGGAAAAGGTAGACCGTTTCACCTCAAGCAGGTACAAATACTATTGGGCACACGTTTTGGAAACGATATTTTTGACCTGTGGCCAAATGTTCACCTATTTTGACGGGGTAAAGTTTTCTCCGATAAAGAATGTTGAACAGCTGCACGAAGGGTTGAAGATGAAGTTTTGCCCACAGATAATCATGACACCATTTGGCACCTACACGGTTCCGACAAGCACAACCGAAATGTCTGATAGCGAGTTTATAAACAAGTTTGAAGAAGCGGTTATCGCAGAATTTTCCTATCCGCCATTTGGCTGTGATTTTATGGACCGTGAAAGTTGGGCACAAATGATGAGGGACAAAAGGCACCCATTTTTAGATGCAAAATGAAACGGAAAACAAATAGGTGGTCACCGGTTGAAAATGCCCGTAGGTACTTCCTTCATTCAAAGCTGAAGGGCGAGTTTAAGTACACCGCCAAGGGCAGGACAATCGAGGCAACCCCGGAACAGATAAGGGATGCAAGCCCGTGGGCGCATCGTGCTATCATAGAACTGCAAACCAGGTTTCATTACAACATCCAAAACTATATCCCCCAAATATTGCCAGGTATCCGTGTTCAAATCCACCAATCGATGCCCGATGCGGACCACAAAATGATCTACGTTGTGAACGAGTTAAGCCGCTCGTTCGCCACAATACAGCCAACAAAGGGAAGGTGGCGAAAGCCTTTGAAGGTGTTTGCCTACTTTCTTGTACCAGTTTAACAAAAGTCAATACAATGAAACGATTTCCTTTTTTCGCATTTGCTTTCACACTGCTTTTCTGTTCTTGCACGGGCCGTGGCTCCGAAAGCTGCAACCGCGCATGGGACAGGCGCACACAGGAAGCCCACTACAAAATATCCTATTATGGGATTATGGGGCAAGAAATGAGGCACAGCGATGAATTTCACGGATTCTTGCACAACGATGAAGGTATCGATGTGTGGTACGTGAAATCTGGAATTGGCGGTGTGGATACTACCGTTCAAATCATGCGCGGCGATTTTGGCACAACAATAGTCAAGTCTTGGACAAAATAACCTGAGCGATGCAATTCACACCAACCGAAGACTTTTACAAATCTTTCGAGGCCAATTCCATAAACAACGGGGTTGGCATTCAAAATATACAGCCTAAGCCCGAAAAAAAGCAGGTTCAAATCGTCGTTGTAAAAGATGAAGACGAACCGCCCGTTTTTGACTACCAAATGAAGCGGTTTTATGCCGCTGTTGGGTTTGTTGGGCTTACGGTGTGCTGTATGTTCGCAGCTGAGCGCGGTTCCTTTGATGTTGCGTTTCAGGTTGTTGGTTGGGCCATTGCAATTGCCATAGCTTACGCAATCCTAAAAAAAGTTTTCCTTGACTGTTTCACATGGGAGGTTCCCAAAAACGAAGATTTGAAATGAAGCATATCAAAACCTTGTACGAGTTTTTTTACAATGCGATACCAATAATTAGTGTTGCAGTTGCATTATCCATCTTGTTTGGATGTTCCGACCACAGACCCGAAGACTTGACCTCTGAGGAAAGGATTGAAGGATCTTGGCAAGGTAAAAACGGCTTCCTTGAAAAACACTACCTGTTCAATCAGGGCAGCGCGGATTGCTACACCATTTTTTCAAACCAAATCGTTTACGAAAACCATTATTCGTACACATTTCGCCAAGACACATTGCGGCTCGTTGACCTCATTGAAGGTACGGCGGGCTTTTTTGTTGTTTCATTTCCAAGCGATACCACCTGCGAACTTGGCCAACAACATGGGATAATCATCAAACTGGAAAGGCTATGAACGAAATTTTGATTCTTGTTGTAGTTGCTTTCGCATCGGGCCTGCTTTTCCCGGCATTTTATGCCATAATCGGGGCACCTGCCCTTGTTCCTGACCAGCGGGCGGGTATTGGTGCGCAATTTGTGAAAACCATGCAGATAACCAAGCCTGGAATGATTTTCCGGGCCTATGGTAAGTGGCTTTGTGAGCGACAAAACGCATGGGAGCAAGACAACGACAAGGGCCGTTTTCACATCGTAAAAAAGCCGGAAAGGTATTTGAGCCTAACCCTTGAAACATCATACGGTAGGGATGGTCATGGCATGATTTCCATCCCTAAAGAGGGCTATTTTGGGGTTGATTTGTTCCCTGGAGAATCTGCAATCCTAAAATATACACGGGTAAAGGATTATACCGGGCTTCCAATAAACCAGGATAGTCCGGTAAATGAAGAAAAGCAGTTGATGTTTGAGCCTATGTACCCCGATTGGGACCGCTCAAAAATGCCAATATCGATTTACAAGGCATTGGGCATTTGTGGGCTTTGCACTACTTTCTGGATCCTGGTATTCAACATTACGGTCTGCATTTCATTTGGCCTTTTTTCGGCCTCAATATTTTGGCTAATTGGCCCGGCGTACGGTATCGCTGCATGGGCTTCAACACTGTATGAAGCTTGAGCCGTCAAAATGTCAAAATATCGCTCCTAAAGGCATTGCCAGCACAGGTTAAGATTTCAGATGAGGCAAAACGCTTCAATGTGATCATAACGGGGCGAAGGGTGGGCAAGTCAGAGGCAACGCACAGTGTTTACAGGCAAGGTAGGGCGGTCACATTACCGCTCATCATGCCGGCGGCAAAACAGGGTATGCCCATCGGCCTTTTTGCCGAATCGTTCAAAGACCTCCAACAAATCTGGAATGCCATAAGGACCAACTTTGAGCCGCTTATCAAGCGCATGGACGCAACCCACCACACGGTACTTTTCCACGGTGGTGGGACGCTGGACTTTTTTTCACTGGCAAACGTAAGCAGGCAGGAAGCCGGACGGGGCCTGAAATTTGCAAGGATAATCGTTGAGGAAACCCAAAAAATAAACAACGACATTTTCAAGCATTGGTGGAACAACGCCGCGCGCGCCACATTGATGGATTATGGGGGGGATGCTTTTTTCATCGGCAACCCCAATGGCCAGGGCACCTTTCTGCATACACTGGCAAGGCGTGGGGCAAATGGTGAGGAAGATTTACCGATTGTTGCGGGCGACTGGAAAAGCTGGAAAACATTTCGGTTCACGACTTACGACAATCCAGTGATTGACCTGGCGGAAATTGAGGAAACAAGGCAGGAACTTGATTTGCTGAGTTTCCAGCAGGAAATTTTTGGCGTTTTCGTAAACTATGCTGGGGAGATTTGGTGCTATACGCTCAAAGAACCAAGCATCCAACAAAAGGTAATTACGTCGGGCCTTCGCGTAAACCGTTCCCTACCGCTCGTTTTTTCCTTTGACTTCAACAAGCGTCCAATGACGGCTTTGGCCATGCAGTTTCCCCCAATGCTATTTGAAACCCAACAGCAGGCGGCAACAGTTTCGGGATTGATAAAATCCGGGATACACTGCATAAAGGATTTTGTAACCAATATCCAAACGGACGCATCGATTTACGATACCTGTAGGCTTGTTCGGGAATTTGTTTTCGAGGTGTACGGGGTCAAAATAGGCAAGTGGCCGGACGGGTACTTTTACAACTCCCTTCCTATTTTCGTCACGGGCGATGCAAGCGGAAACTCAACGGACGGGCGGCAATCAGACCCAACAACCTATTACGAGATTATTTGCGGGGAATTGGGTTTGAACCAGATATCGAACGTGCGCATTCTTTCAAGCAACCCCCACCACTCGGAAAGCTATGTGAAGATAAACTCAAACCTTGCAAACAACGCAAACTGCAAGATTGACCGCGATGGCTGCCCCAACCTTGTAAAGGATATGCTAGGGGTAAAATCCGACAAATTCAGGGGGATTGATAAAAAAGACGCACTAAAATCGCACCTATTGGACTGTTTTCGGTACGGTGTCCACAATTTTGCATAAAATGAGATACCCTTTTTATTTCAGAAACATTCAATTCAGGTATTTTTTAAGAAAGCACGGAGATTTTTTAAAGCTTTTTAAAGCTACATTTATAAGGGTTTTAACAAAAAAAGGCCCTTAAAACTCTTGATTTCGAACCGAAACCACACACAAAAATAAAAAATATGCCAACAGCAATTTACAGGCTTAAAAAAGACGCTCCAGGCGCAGCAGCTGGAACGGAATTCTTACACTATTCATTGACCGACATTTGGAGCGGTGAAGATGGAATGAAACACTTTTCTTCGCTTTTCACGGGCGGGAACGGGATTTTATGTATAAAGCCGAAATTGCATAAAGATTTTGACGAAATAGTTGTTTTACCAATTTTTGTTGCAGATGAAGCTACTATTTCTGAATGGTTTTTACCAGTCGAAAACCTTGCAGACGGTGAATATGATTTGGCTATAAGAAAACTAGAATGTGAAATGTCGAAATTAATCGCAGAGAGGGAGGAAAAAAGAGCTAAATTTGAACCTAAATCACACACAATATGAACTTGAAATTTTGGGAAAAAAAACCAAAAACAATAGCCGAGGTTTCGAAAATCCACAGAAAGGAATACCGAAAAATGCTTTCATGCCTGGACTGGCAATCGTTCGGGTCGGAACCTGAAATGATATTGGTTTACACTGACCGCAACGGAAACAACTACTACGTTTCAAAGAACATTTGGCAGGGTTGTTCGCGTGACCGCCTGGCAGCCCTAGAGAGCGCAGGGCTTGACGTTGAAAGCCGGATGTCAAGGCCGGAAATGATGTCACAGCTGCGAAAGATTATGGCAGACTGCCAACGCTCACAGGGTGGGGATGTTTCAGGGGTTTACGACGCTTATAAAACCGCCTGGGAAATGCACGAGATCATGAAGGGCACGGCAAGCGAGGCGGCACTACTGGAATATGCAGTCAACCTCATTTTTACCGATGGTGAGGACCCGCGCAAAATGTCGCCCCATATCTACCAAGAAAAACGGGACAGGGCCGCAAACGACCTCGAATTGAAGGCTTTTTTTTTGGACATGGCGCACTCTATCACTCAAACCTCTTTGCCCAACTCAGCGCAAGGTTTCCAAGATTTTTCGGCGCCACAACCACTGACAACGGAGGAAGCAAACAAAGCGAAGAAAGAAGCTACACGCAATCGCGTGACCGACTTCATCAGCAAATCCAAAGCGAGAGGGAAATTATAGCAGCCGGAGATACCAGGTTATTGAGCGAATGCGGGGGATGGTCCTGTGACAGATATTACACCGCGCTCGAATTGAAGATTTCGCAGTTTGAGCGGCAAAAAAAACGCAACAAATGACAACTGAGGAATTTATAGCAATCCTAAATGCGCGGACCGCACTTTTGAACGACCCTAACCTTCGCGAAAGGCTGGCACTTATTGCAGCAAATCAAGTAAGTGTGGATGTTAAACGCCGTGTTTTTCAAAAAGGAATTGCGCAAGATGGCCTAGAAATTGGTAAATATTCAAGCACATCCGCTTACTTTCCTATAAATAAGCCGGGGCTTCCTTCAATAAATCCACTAGGCAAGAATAGGAGAAAGCCAGGACAAAAACAGAACAAAACTTTTTATGCAAAAGACGGGTATTCGCAATATCGGAAGCGGGTTGGAAGGCAAAACAATCGCGTTGACCTCAATCTTACGGGATCGACGGCACTTGCTGTTGGGGTTGGACAAGTTGACAATAGGTTGCCAGCATTCGGCATAAAAAACGCTGATGCTGTGAAAATAATTGATGGAAATGAGCAAAGATTCAAGGCAAATATAATCACACCTTCAAAATCTGAAGTAGAAGCAGCAAGAGAAGCAGTAAGAGAAGAACTGAGATTTATTTTTGGTATTCCAAAATAGGCAAATTACCTTTGCACTGCCTGACTGTTGAAATTATTGTTTGATAAATGTGGCCCGTCCGAACGAGAACCGGACGGGCTTTTTTGTTTCAGTGCGAATGCGTATGTTTGCACTGCCAAGTTTCATAATTGTACATCGTTTAGCGTCCGTTTAGCGTAAGGCTGGACGGGCGTTTTTGTTTTTGGCAGGGCTTTTGCGCAAAAAAAACGGGCAATAATAGTACCTTTGGGTTATGGCAGAAACACTCATTCAGGAACGGTATCAGTTCGACTTCGACCCGGGCGGGGCGATTTCAGAACTTGACAAGCTGGCCAGGCGGCTTGATGTGTTGCGCGGTTCAATCAGTGCCGCAAAGGAATCTGGGGCCTCATTTGAGAAACAACAGGCCGAACTTACGGCCACTGAGCAAAAGTTTCTGTCAATCCTCAATCAAGAGGTAAACACATACGACGGCATAAACGCCAAACGCCGCATCCTGGCAGCCACCCTTGGCAACATGACAAAGGGCACGGCTGCCTATTCTGCCCGCCTAAAAGAAGTACAGGAACTACAGCGACGCGAACTAAACACCACGGAGGGCCTAAACGCCCGTCGAAAGGAACTAAGGGCAGAAACCGAAAAACTAGAAAAGGGCACCCGCGAATATGCGCGGGCCATGCGGGAACTTACCGCGCTCGAATCAAGGGCCGCAAAGGGGGCCGCCGAAACCGCAAAGGCAAGTGGGGGTTTTGCCACCGCACTTCGCGGCGGCCTTGCATCCATAGGCGTTGTTTTCGGTATTCAGGAAGCATTGAGGTTGGGCCGGGAAGCCCTGACCGCGTCCGCCGAAAAGCAGCAGCAGAAAAACGCGTTATTGGTTGCGCTCGACAACCAGGTAGAGGTACAGGAAAGGCTGCTTGCACAAGCCGATGACCTGGAGGCACGCACTTTGGTAGATGACGATGATATAATCGCGCTGGACCGCTACCTGGCCAGCCTTGGGTTTACCGAAAAACAAATCCGGTTGATGAACGAGGCAAGTGTGCAGCTTGCCGCCGTCACCGGGAAATCGGTACGTGGCGCTACCGACCTGCTCATTGCCGCGCAAAGCGGTCAGGTTCGAGGCCTTGCCAAACTGATACCAGAGGTAAAACGCCTCTCAAAAGAGCAACTTGCAGCCGGGGTCGCAACCGACCTGGTTGCAAAGAAGTTCGCAGGATCCGCAGAGGCATTGACCACGGGCATAGTTGGGGCACAAAACAAACTCAAAGACCTCTCCGAAGGATTCAAAGAGGGTTTGGGCGATGCTATCACCGAAGGGCTCGCAAAGAACTTCGCCGTTTTCTCAAAACTATCATCCGAAGGGGCCGAAACATTCTTTAGCCGGATTTTGGCCGCTGCCAAGAAAACCATTACGGACATTGTTGCACTGCCAGCTACCGCGATTGCGGGCATAAAAGCGATAATCGCAGGTGCAGAGGCCGCATTTGATTTTGTTGGCAACCGAATTGATATTCTGTTCCTTGAAACGGAACAAAAGTACTTGGCAGCAAAAAGGCTCTTGAGGCTATCGGATGAAGAAGATTTAAACAGGTTGCAGGAAATTTCCAGCCGCATCCTAGAGGCTCAGATACGAAATGCGGGAGGTTTTGCCACCAATGTGAGCATTGCCGCCCGTACCGCATACGATGAAGCTTTGGAGGGTTTTGAAGACTTTTCAAAGGCGCTCAAGAAAGAAGGCGAAGATGCAGACCGCCAACCGTTCCTGCCCAACGTTCCAAAAAAGGCAAAGATTGTAAAGGATTCTTTGCAAGACCTCGAGAATCAACTATCTAAGTTACGGGAAACCGTAAACAACTCGGTTGTTGCAACCGATAAAGCCGCATTGGAGCCCATACTTTTGGAAATACAGCGGCTCGAAAAGCGAATCGAAGCTGCCAAAAAACTGCAAGAAAGCCTAATCCCAAAGCAAGTAGAAATAGAGTTCCTTGCAACCGCCAACGTACAGGGCGAATTTTTAAAGGCCGAAATCGAGAAAGCGAAAATCGAGGAACAGGCAATCCGGCAAAATGCAGCCGTTCGCCTTCGCGCTATTCAGGAAGCGCAAAACCTAGAGTTGCAGGCCGCCGGCACAACAGCCGAACAAAAGACCGCAATCGAAGAGCGATACCAGCTAGAGCGAGAACGCCTAGCAATAGATACCGACCGACGTATCGCCACCAATGCGCTACAACAAAAGAGCCTGGAACTGGCAGAACTGGAAAGAACATCCAAGCCGGGCCAAAACCTTGAGGGTATCGCAAAGCTGAAGGCAGACATTGCGGAACTGCAAGCACAGTTGGCCGTCCTGCAAGGCAAGTCAATCGAAATCGATGTAAATATTCCCCCATCAGCAAAGGACAAGCTGAAGGCTGATATTGAGGAAATCGCCAACTCGATCGTTGATTTGGCCCAAAACATAATCGGGGCAATCGATAGCGTGTTCGCCGCACAACAGGCAAGGGCAGACAAGGCGGTTGATTTCCAAAAGAGCAAACTAGATGAGGCGCTCGCCAACAGCGAAGATTTCACAGCTGAGCAAATCCGGTTGGAGCGTGACCGCCTCGACAAACTGCAAAAACAACAGGAACAGGCGGCACAGCGCGCAAAGGCAGCACAGATAGCACAGGTAATTGCCAATACGGTGATTGCGGTGGCAAAAGCAGCCGGGCAAACAGGTGTTGCCGCCCCAATAGCAATCATTTCCACCCTGGCAGCAATCGCAGCGGGCATAGGCTCCGCCGTGGCATTGAGCCAAAATGCCTTTTACGAGGGAACGGACTACGTTCAACTAGGCAAAAACCCGAAAGGCAAGGACACCGTGCCCGCAATGCTCCACGAGGGCGAAGCCGTTCTACAATCCGATGTCAACAAAGCCTACCACCCAACGGTTAAGGCAATGAGGCGTTGGGGGATTGCACCCGAAGTGCTAAACGATTTTGTCGAAAGTGCGCGCGGAGGTTCACAGTTCGTACCACGTGGCCGCTCACACCTTCCAAGTTCTCAAGAGGGCATGGTATTTGGTGTTGGTAGTGGAGCGGGGGCAAACAACTTCTATTTCCAGGCCAAGCTGGGAAAGTTGGAGCAAGAAAGCGAAACCCAAACCGAAATACTGAAATCCATCGCGGCCAACACAAAGCAGCAAATCACACGAACACGAATAGCAGCGCCTAAAAGCAGGCCGCACAGGTTTGTTTAGGCTTTGCAATCACACAATCACACAAAATGGTCAATGGTGAAGAAAGTAAGCAAAAAAAGCCCCGTAAAACCAACCTATTCATAAGCAAGGAACATCGCGACAAAGTAGCACGGCAGATATGCGATGCGTTTGTGGATGGGGCATTGGTAGTTGATGCATGCAAGGCAAGTGGAATTACTCACAAAACGTTCTGCGCATGGCGGGTAAAGCATAAGGAGCTACAAGCGATGTTTGAGGAAGCGCAGGAAAGCCGCACGATGCTCGACCGCGAACGGCTAAGGTATCGGGCACTGAGCGCACTTGAAAGGAAGTTGGAGCCGGAAACGTTCACAAGGACCGTAAGGGAGGGAACTGTGAGTGCGGACGGCAAAATGAAAGTAACCAAGGTGACGGTATTTGAGGAAATACACCCGGCAGACTTCAGGGCAATCAAAGAGGTGCTTATCACATTTGACCCTGAGTTTAAAAAGGACGAAGGTGTTACACATTTGCACGTTACCTTTGACGATGAATTGAAGCCGCAAAAACTCAAAGAGGGCGGTGAAACAGAGCAAAGTCAAAACGAATCCTAAAATGAAGTACATCTACCTGGCAGGCACGGTTATTATCTGGTCCATCGGTATTGCTTTTCTTTCGATGGTTTTGAAAGAAGCTATGGCGTTTGGCTTTATCAATCATTCACCCGACGGAACGCCAACCGGAATCCTAAATGCTGAGTATCCACAGTGGTTTTACGTTGGAATCGGCGTTTCTGTTGGTTTGATGTTCGTAAGTGCGGCGGTTACCAAAAGACAGTTTAAAAAATGAACGGATTTCGCAAGGTATCAGACAGCTTTATCGCGGCACTTGTCGCCCAATGCCCGACATTTGAAGGGGTTGGTATCGCTGTACCTACAAGCGGAAACAAGTTCATTTTGGTGCATGATGGAAGGGCCGGGGGAGATTTCCCGCGCGTATCGATTGATGACAGAAAAGGGGAGTTTTTCTACATTCGCCTAAAAGGCGACATTGAGGAAAGCAAGGTGATTGGCCGTGGTTCGTGTTCAAACGATAACCGAATCACCGCAAAATGCAAATTGGTAATGCAGTCAGAATGCCTTGACCCTATGCAGCTTGTCGAACACTTTTTACCGGGGCTTAGGGCATTCAAATCAAAAACCATCACACCTTCCCTCACAGGTGCAACCGCTTCCCCAAAATCTTACAACCTGGATTTTGCCGCAATCGCAAAGAGCGAGGTTGCGGATGAAGAAAAAGACGGGACCACCGGATGGGATGGCGCCCACTACCTTGCCAGTATCGACTTTGAATTGACATATATCGTTGACTGTTCACAAAACTGTGATTGCTAATGGCTTGTTGTGACAACCTATGCGAACCTGCATACAACGCAGGATGTTTTGAGCCTTGCGGCGTTTTGTTATTGCCGACGCTCGCGACTTCAACGGGGGACTATACCCTTGAGGTTGGGTTTAACGGTCAAAAATTGACCATAACCGATGGGCAAACCAATGGCCAACCAATCAGCTTTGTTTTGGATGGCGTAAACGAGGCTTTCACATTTGTAGGGCAGGTTTTCGATGAAGCCGGAGATTTGGTTCAAATCGAGACAAAGGATTACATCAAATTCAAAACCACAAAAGCATACGCCCTGGGATGAACCTGCTACCAATCAAATACAAACAGCCAACCGATTCGAGCGATGCCAGGTGCGCACTTTACGCCCTGGCAAACCTATTTGATGACCACGGGTTTTTGTTTTTTACGAACGTTGGGGAAAGCACCGGGCACAACCGGGAAGTTGAGATACTTATCAAATATTCGCAGATTGCCCCCGTATTTGAAAGAATCAAGGTAAGGACAATTTACCCCCACGCAATCACCCCGCCCGAAATCCAAATCCACTACTGCGAAGACTTCAATATTTGCACAGAGGCCGGAAAGTACATTCCCGTATTGGTTGACATTGCATCAAACGAGGCAAATGTTTACCACACGGTTTTGGTCCTTTGGGGCGATGTTGATTGCATCGTAATTGACAGCAAGAAAGACTTTCCAGAACCGATGGGGCACACTACCCTATTTGAGCGGGCAAAAGTCCACGGTTTCAGGATTTTAACTGGCAGCGAACCCGACAAGCATGGCGACATTTCTATGGTCCTGCTTTCGCCGTCCGACCTGCCCCACATCTTTGGAAAATGAGCGTACCACAATGTTTGATCGACCGCATAGGTATCGAGCCGTGCGAAGGCGAAAGCACTGCAAGCCGACTGATAACCGAGCTGCCAGGCCTTAGCATTGCCAGCATTGCCAGTGCCATGCCAGCGGAAAAGTGGCTATCCGCACGGAGCGCAGCCGAAAGCCTCATTCCAATCGGGGTACGCCGTACGCTAACCAAACTCAAAGCCCTGCTTTCGGCCCGTGGCATGAACCTGCTTACAAAGGTTGACGAAGGGGAGTTTTGTGTGTTTGGCACACAGGCACAAAGCGGCTTGGTCCCGGGCGAAGGTGGCATCTTTATTCAGAAAAACCGATTCCTTCAACCTCAGTCATTGCCTATCCGGGTGAATTGGGTTGCGCTAAAAAGCCCAAACAACACCACTGGAATTGATATTGAAATCAAAACGGAGGGCAATGTTGTCCTTTGGAGCGCAACGGTAGCCAACCTGCCAGCGGATACGGAATATCAAGTGCCGGTAAACCAGGATTTCTACCAAGAGAAAATAAAGGTGGTTATCAACGGTAGCCAAATGCAGGGCTACTATGGAGACTGCACCACGGGCACTGCGTGTTGTGGCGAACAGCCCTTTTCGCATTCCAGCACCGTACTTCGCAGCGCATTCCAGGTGAACGCAATCGAGGGAGGTGTAATTTCCGGCTGGAAGTCCCCCGGTGTAAAGGTTTCCATCGAAACACCTTGCAGCGATTCTATTTTCTGCCAGTACGGCGAACAGTTGGAAGATGCCATGCTGTATTTTTCGGGCGTTGCGTTCCTGCAAGAATGGAAGGCAAGCACACGGCTGAACGCATGGTCATTGAAAAAGGATTGGGTAGATGAAAAGCTGATTGAGTGGGAACAATTGGGCGATGAAGCCCTGCACCTTCAGGTAGACAACCTTTGCGAAGACCTGCGCACCTGTCTACCGCGTTGCTTCAAACAGCGCAATCCGGTGGCATTCATGCCAGCGCATCCTTAGTCACAAATCACACACAAATATGGTAAAGTTTGCAATCACACAAATCGGGGAGGTGCTTGAAAGGCTCCACCATTCCGAAATCGATTTCAGGATCACAAGCGTATGGCCCAACGTTGGCTTTGATATGGGCGGCGATTCGATTGGAACGGCACGAACCGAAATAGGCAGCAATATTTCTGCAATCCGTGAAACGGTCAATCAAATCGCATTTGAGGCCGCAAAAAAGTACGACGAAAGCGATTTTGCAAAATGGTACAAAGAATTTCCAGACAGCGAAAACAACACCGCATCATGAAGCCAGTTGAATTTCCAGGCTTCAATGTGACCCTGGCAAAAGACCAACCGCAATACCGTCCGTTACCCGTATTTATGGGAAAGGATGGGCTTGTGGTTTCATGTTGGAAGCTAACATGGAAAGAAAGGCTACGGGTTTTGTTTCGGGGCTGTTTTTATATCCAGACTTTGACGTTTGGAACGCCATTGCAGCCACTTTTGCCGTCGGTTCAAAACCCCCTAAAAGAAGAAATCCCAAACTCTGAATGAGTGAGGGATTTCTCTTTGTTGCGGTGACAGGACTTGAACCTGCGACCTCTAGATCATGAGCCTAGCTAGCTACCAACTGCTACACACCGCGCCACAAAACTAAGACAGATTTTAGAATGCCAAAAGTTATTTTAAACGGAACGTCTTTTTCTGATACCGACAAACAGATTGCCGGGTTGGAAGCATTGACAATCACCCTGCGCCGAGAAGACGGCACGGGCATTGCGGCGTTCTCGTTTAGTGGCGAACTGACATTCTACGGTGATGCTTACACCATCATAAAAACCCAGATCATAGCATCTTCAACGCCCCACCTGGTAAAGGTTCCAATCACAATCTATGCCGACGAATGCCCGGACGTTCCGTTCTACGGATATGTAGAGGGCCAAAGTGTTGAATGGTGCGAAATAAACACGGACGGCAACCCATGCAGCGCAAAGGCCCAGCTGATTGACGGCTCCGAAATGGCCGAAAAAATGGCGTGTGTGAAAAACACGATCATTTGGGCGCGAAAAGAAAAGTTTGGCACTTCCACGGTTTCTGCCGGCGAAGACACTGCCCGGCAAAGCAGGTATCTAACCTACTGCCTAGAGGTTCGACCACGGGCATTGCAAGAGTTTATGATGCTGTTTTTTTTGATAACCCAGACGGTTTTTGGCCCCCTGGTTTTCATCATTGCGGCAATCGTTGGGGTTATAAACCTGATAATCACAGCGGTAAACACAATCCCTTTACTGCCCAATATCCCACTGATTGATTTTGATGGGAACGATGACACCGGGCCGTTTGCGGAGTTCACGAACCTGCTGAGGCTCCTAAACGATTTTGTGGTAGGGTGCGGGGCAAAGCACAAAGCCCCGTTCATACATTCCTACGTTCAAAACGTGTGCGACATTTGCGGGCTTTCGCTACAAAGCAGCATGCTTGCCCCCGGAGGCGTGTACCATAACCTAATGAGGCTCGACGCTACGCAATACGCCACGCCGCGGGGGGCAAGTGTTGGGCAAATCGAACAATCCTACCGAGACAACGCCCCAAACCTCAATGGAGGGCAGTTGTTGGATGAAATGCGCAATAACCTCAATTGGGATTGGTGGATTGACGGCACGGTGTTGAATATCGAACCAAAAGGCGAGGTTGAGGGGCTTGTATGGGTAAAACAGGGAGACGGCACTGTGATAAAATCGTTTTGCCTTGGAACCACAGACGAAACCGTAAAGGCTTATGGTGTGTATGAATACAGCCAAGACGCTGCCGACAATGCAAGCAACGAGGTACGGAGCGATTGGGGAGCGGTCATTGACTGGAACAGCCCACCAAACGATGTCCAGCGCGGTGCATTGCAGCGAACGCTACCCTATTCGGCGGCATTGTTCCGGTCAGATAACCAGGGTGACAGCACCTTGCCGATTGACAAGGATTTTTACCAATTCGTTTTCCCAAATTTGGAGCAATGGAAAAACGTCCTTATACTGTCAAAGGCCGTATCTTCGCAACCGAAACTGCTACTTTGGGACGGGCTTTCAAGCCAAGACAATGCCCGCGTAGCACGCTTCAAGGTTGGCGATTTGTGGGATTACAACGTTGGGATGTGGCTACGCGAAAACCACCCATCCGTTACCCAAACGCTTTACGAAACATCATTCCAAAAAACAGATGACCCTAGGGGAAACGATGTGAGGATCCGGAATTTCACGATGGAGATTTGCATAAGCTGCGAACACCTGCAAACCGCACGGGAAGCAATGTTTGTAGAGGCTCAAGTGCAAGGGGTTGAGCGCCGGGGCAAGATTGAGCAAATCACATTAAACCTTGGTCAAATGACCGCAACCATAACCGGAAAGATATAATGCCGTACCGCTACAATTCGATTGTACTAAACCGCCGCAACATCGATGAAGATGGCAATGCGCTGCTTTCATCTGGCACGTCGGTATGGGGCACATTGGGTGCGTACATCGAAATACCGTTTACGGTAACTGCCAGCGGCACGGGTGCAGATTTGAAACCGGAAACCGTGTTTGACAGGATGTTTTCTTTCCGGTGGAAATTCTACACGCAGGAAGGCTCGGCACCGCCCGCTTTTTCCCAAAACGGGTTTAGGTTGAAAACAGGGCTTGCAATCGCAGCGGCCCAACCGATGGAGTTTTTTAGTTCAAACGGAACGATTGCGGAGACAAACCAAAATTTCAGTGCAACGCTCCAGGTACTTAGTTCCACCCAAATCTCGATTGTTTTTCGGTTCTATTGCACGAGTGAGGACCCGAACTTTGCCCCATATTCAATCAATAACCTAAACCGCCTGCTTGCCAGCCGAAACCTTGGCAACCACATGGAACTTGAGCCTGGCGGGCAGTTTGAATTGGGCGTTACGGGTGTTTCTATTGTCACACTGGTTTCAGACGGCCCTATCACCGTCCCGCCGTCCGCCCCATACATCACCGTTACCCGTGGCACCACGGCAACCAATAAAGAGTATTACACCACACTTCAAATGAAGTGGCCAGGGCGTAACCGTGGGAATACGGCCTACGAACTATACCTTGATGAATTTGATGTCAAAAACCTGAATGGGGATATTTTGGCAGCAAAAACCCATAAGGACACGGCACTACCACACCAAGCGAGATACGATGACAATTTCACAGTCACGGCTTCCAGTCTGTCCAGCTTTGAAGACAACATTTTTCGCTTCAATTTCAATTTAGATTCAGGATTGTTCACTGCAACAACCGTGCGGGTCTTTTTGCTTAGGACTGATAAAATCACCAATTCAGCTCAGTTCTTAATCGATTACGATGCAAGCATTGCAATTATTCCAGCATCTGACACCACGCAGGACCAGATTTCAGGGGCAATCTATGCGCCCGCGTCGTTCACGAACGGAGCGGATTACGAGGTGAGTTTTCGCGTACCTGGTTCATCCCTCCAATTTGGTGGAACATACCGTGCGATTGCGATAATGTATGGCACTGCGGTAAATGAAATCTACTGTGGGATTTCGCACGAACTAACTGCAAACGACCATCCGAACCTTTACCCAAAGGCAGACATTTTCTTTGCAGACTATTTCGAGGAAAGTGTTTTGCGGCCCGGATTGGCTGCATACCACAGCGCATACCGTGCCCGGATTTCGGTTGACAAAACCAGCCTCGCCCCCGCGTTCGCTTACTACGGATTGACGGGCGATTTTTCCAGTGTTCAATACATCCGTGGCGATGTGGTAAGCCCCGGAACAGAAAGCCCCGACAATTTCACGCCCGAAAGCGGCACACAGCCTTTTTTATGGGTAAGAAGTTCGGGGCTGCTACGTGGGCAGGATTTGGTAGATACCTCAACCGTGCTTGGTGGAGCGTTCACGGGCTTCATCGATGAACAGTGGCTGCCTTATGCCGACCAATCGGTTGGCGATTACTACGCCTCGATACAATGGGAGATTGGCGTTGAAAGCTATGCGCCAAATGGTGAGTTTTACCTACTAAAGTGCCAATACCGTCAAAATATAGTTGCGAGGCGTTGGGAAAACGAGGCTGGGCAACCTACGCCTCCGGCATTCACGCTCGAAATGTCGCTTTTCAGAACGGACGAAACCACACCGATACTTCCCGGCACGGAGCGTTTTTGCGGGCAAAGACAAATCATTGCCCTTGTGGAAAAATCGAACGCCCTGGCAGGTGGTGGATTGGATGCCTACTGCATACCCGAAACATATTCGGAAACGAATACGGCGGGCGACACGGTGAACGGGGCAATAAAGCAACGCCGTGGGGCTTTCCTTGGACTTCTTCCAGCATCTACAAATCCGCAAATAGATGCCTATGATGCTGAGTTTTCAGATAACGTTGTGATGGGAAGCACGATAGACGATGCGGGCATATTGCTTGATTTGGCAGGGCTAAACCAATCGCAGCGCCATTGGTTGGTTGCACTTGCCCGCCCGATTTACCCAAACGGCATTCCATTTCTTGCCACGGCTGCCGATGTTGACATGGTGCGCGACGGCTCCAATATGACAACCGTCACAGCGGATTTCACGGCATGGCGGGCCGCGTTTGAGGCTTTGCTCACAGGGGCAAGCACGGTGTACAATTTCAGGATAAACAATTTCGTGACCCAAAACTTTGCAGGGGTTACGGCGGGCGGTTCTGGCAACCCATCGACCGACCCGGATATTTGCGAAGTTATCATAGACCACAAAAAAAGCCCCATCAAGGTGATTGAGGTGGTTTACGAGATAGACGGTACCATGACCGCAACGGGGCACGATGTGCGTTTTATGGTGCGCAAACAGTTCACACTTCCAACCTCAGCGGGTTCGATTTCCGGGACTATTGTTCAGGCGGATTGGATGGCCGTGGATTTTGATTTTTAAGGCCATGCCAGTAAAAACCTATCAACACCCGTTTGGGTATGGCGATGAAAGCCCGGTGATACTGGATTTCAAAACCTATGCGGTTCGCCGGCGGCTACCGATGTGGCGCGTATGTGCCGACCCAAAGCCGCCGTTCATCCTGTTTGGTGAAACAAACTGGAACTGCACCAAGTGCGAAGGACAACCGCCGTTCAAACTTCCCGTACTTACGAGCGATTCGTTACAGTTCCAATTCCAGTTCGATGACAGCGTGAACACCGACCCTATGCAACCGGAATTTGGTTGGCTTGAAAGCACAACGCCGGATGGGGAGTGGTATATGTCCGCAAGGATTCTCGACTGTGAATGCAACGGGGTTGCCGATATGGTTTTTGTAGACCAGTTCGCAAGTGATTGGGGCGTTGCATGGGATGCGGATGGCGGTTCTTTCCAGTGGATAAACTTCGACCTCAGTCTTTTCCCCACGGAACTTTGCTGCTTTTACCTTCAGGTAGAGCAATTCGTTTTCAACCCAGACATTGGCCTTCCTGTTGTTGACCAGATAATCACAGCCGGGCCGTACTACCGTGCCGACATTGGGGCGTGTGGGCTTTGTGAAGATAACACGGTGTTGATTTCCGGCACCTGGAAGAAAAAAGATTGTTGGGGCCGTAGGTATGACCTGGAATTTGGGGCTTCGCAAACCACTTTCATTGATTCGGTACGACTTTTGGGGGATGTAATATACCTTGGCAGCGAAAGCGAGGATATTTACGATGGTGAGGTATTGGTAAAGTCTAGACAGCGCGAAAAGTACCGCGTCGAACTTGGTGGGGTTCCACCGCTTATCGCACAATGGCTTGGCACCTTGTTTGCGTCAAACGACACGCTAACGATTGGGGACTACCAAATCGACCGATCAAAGGGAGACACGGTTGGGGCGGTAAACAAGTCGCTCAACGATGTTCAAATGTTCCACACGTCGGTAGAGTTCTCTATTGTTTGCGAAATTGTGAACTTTGGTTGCAATTGATTATTTTTGCACTTGATTAGCCCATTAGGGCGCACATAAGCCGGGGGCGGTGAAAACCCAAACATTCTTTCTTTTCTTTTGCCCGGCGGGGCGGAAACGCGAAATGAACTCACATTTCAACTTTTCGCTCGTTATGAAATTCACTATTTTCAGATTCCGTATAAATGGCTCCGATGGGGGCTGCGCATCCTGCCCGGATGCAGCCTCGGCACCCGCCGTACCACCCGCACTTACCGGCACGAAGATGGTTTTGCCCTCTGGTATTGCCGGATGGGTTGCGCTCCGCTCCGACGAATCATTCGTAAACATAAGCCTTCAGGCAGAATGGGAAGCCTACATTGCAGACGGCACGATGGTTGTCCGTATGGACGGTTGCCGTGTGCGAGGCTCAAAGCCTGACAGCACGACCGTAACCCGCCGCCGTGGGGCTTGCTCAGTGGAAGAAGTTGTAAAGCGCAACCAGGTTTGGGAGGTAATTGATACCGGAAACGATGACGATTACACCATGCACGACCTGTACGCCTACTTCCTTGAAAACTATAAGTGCTTCAAATTCGGCCTTATCACTTGCGACTACCGTCTGTATGGCTTTGATGGTGCATTGAACGCGGGCAACCTCATGACCGCTGTTTCGTTTTTTGTGGATGACAATATCCTGGAAACCAACGAAGATGATGCGATCATCAAAATGACCATCACAACCGAAAAGTCGGGGCTTGTAAAGCCACGTCTCATCCCATTCCTTCCAAACCTCACTGGCCTTATCAACTAAGCCCCAATGAATTTCAACGAACTCAAAGACTTCCTTCGCGATAGCGACAATATGATCGGTTCACCACTTCCATCAATGGAGGTGGTGAACGTGCGTTGGAAGGTTGAGCGCGATGAACTTCAAAGGCACTACCAGGGGGAGCCGCCCGACGCGATAAAAGAGGCTTTCCCCAATGAGGAAGGGTTGGTACTTGACTATCGCCTAAAGATTTTTCAAAGCCCCACCCGTGGGCCATTACTCAAAGCCGTGGACGAGATTTGGCGGATGTTTTCAACCAGCCGCCAATCAGTCTCGGTTTCAAACGATGGGTTTCGCAGGTGGCTCGAATCTCCCAATTGGGATGGTATGGGCCTAATCGATTGGGTGATGCGCGTGGCATACGCTTCGCGAGTGATTGACCCTAATGGATACCTCGCCCTGCTTCCAAGTGGTGCGGGGCTTAAAAATTCGGGGCAAAGGGTTGATGTTCAAACACAGGTTGTAAGTTCAAAAAACATCAAATTTGAGCGAAACGACCTACTTGCCTGGACAACCGGAAAGACACCTATTTTGGGCACGGGCGAAACATTGCACCTGCTTACCGATGAAGTGTACGCGGTGCAAAAATTGACCGAAAAAGGACAGGTTCTTTCGCTTGTTTATGCCCACAACATCGGTCGTTTGCCAGCGATAAAACTTGGTGGGACTACCGTTATCGAAATCGAGAAAGACCAACCAAAAAGCCGCCAAATATCTGATTTCAGTCACGCGCTTGCAGCGATGAACAAACTTTCGGTCATTGAAAGCCAAGCCGAAAGCGTTACCCTTGCCACTTGTTTTCCCCACCGTTTCATCGATGGGGTTCCGTGCGTAACCTGCAATGGAAATGGCATAGAACTAAAGGCCGGTCCGGACGGTGTTCAAACGCAGTCAACTTGCCACACCTGTCACGGTGCAAAGTATGTGTTCCCATCAAGCCCCCTTCTTGGTTATTTCCTTCGCCCAACCCCGCCAGGCGTGACACCCGAAGAGCGGGAAGCGATGGCGAACAGAAAGCCAATCGAGTTTGCAGGGCCGGATATTTCAACGATTCAGCACCTTTCCGAGCGGCGAGACAAGCTGAAAACAGAACTTGACGAAAACCTGAATATCCAAAAAGCGCAAAGTTTTGCGCAAAGCGGTGTTTCAAAGGAAAAAGACCGTGAGGGTATGTATATCCAAATCGGCAAAATCGCACAGTATTGGTTCAATGTGATGATAAAAGGAGTCTTGGATATTTCCCAATCATACTTTGAACCAAACGAGACCATGCGCGGCACAATTACGGTGGTTGCGCCAGTTTCGTTTGATATTAAGGATGAAAGCGACCTGCTCAGCGAATTTGTGACCCTTTACGAAAAAGCCCCGCTTATCCTCCGATACGCGGCGTTTTCTGATTACATCAAAAAAAGGTTCGCAAACGATTCGACGCTTGCACGTGCCGCAAATTTGGCCGTTATGTACGCTCCGCTATCGATTGCTAACGAAACCGAAAAGCGTGGGCGCCCTCAAACCGAAATCGTAAAGGCCACCTACGCAATGCCGTACCTGCTTCAAATCGCAAAGGAAACCAATGGGTTTACGGGCGGGGGCAACAATGACCCGCTTAGCGATGAAAAGGTACTTGAAATGCTGGCAGCCAAAATAGCGCCCGAACTTGACGCTGCAAAACCAATTGCAGCGTCACTTGCAGACGGCATCCTAAACGCGAACTGATGTTTAGGCTTGAGGAAATAATAGACGAAAGCATGGCAAAGCTGCTTGAGGCCATAAGGGCGAACGAGCCCAAGGTATTCGAGCGGATTTTGGAATTTATAGGCCGGATGGACAGCCGTAGCGGTCAATTTTTGTCGAACCTGTCAAACGAGCGTACACTTGCCCTGTTTGAACAGTATGTGCAGGGTGTTTTGGATGATTTGGGCATAAACAAAGAGGTTTCAGAGTTTGTAAAAACATTCGATGATGCCTCAAAATACACGCTTGGCCTGCAAAAAACCATAAACGGTATAACCGTGCCCGCAAACGATATTTTGAAGCGATGGCGGCAATATTCGGTAAGCACAACGGTTGAAAACATGGTTGGCAACGGCCTAAGTTCAACCTACTCAAAGGACATTGAAAAGATTTTGGGCGATGCTGTGTTTGGGGGCGGTTCGCTCAGCGACGTGTACAAAAATATCCGGGAATACGCACTGACAACGGACAAAAGGCAGGGTGGGTTGCTCACACATTTTCAGCAGGTAAGCCGGGATTCGGTAGGGCAGTACACCGGGGGCATAAACCGGATCGTGGCCAAGCAATACAACCTGGATGCGCTTGAATATGTGGGCAGTTTGGTAAAGGACAGTCGAAAGCAATGTGAGCGGTGGGTTGGGATGGAAACGCTGCTTATCAAAGACCTTGAGAAAGAAATCCGATGGGCCGAAAACAACGGCTCAGGTTTGATACCAGGAACAAACCCTGACAACTTTATCATAAACCGTGGGGGGTACAATTGCAGGCACGAGGCAATACCCACACGCTCAAAAAAATAGGCCATGTCAAAAAAAGGAAAAGCCGCAAAGCCCGCGCAAAACAAAGATACAAACGAGATTGGGCTACCAGTCGAAACTGTCGAATCTTTGCCACTTGAGCAAACGCCACAAACCGACCCTATGCAGGCGGCAAAGGACGCGCTACTGCAAGAAGTCGAGGCCATAGCACAGGGCAAGGACCCGGCTTTGGTCGTTTGGCGGTTCAACAAAAAGAACGGTACGCAGGTGGGAAGCAGCCTAAAGTTCTACCTGGACTGCAAGATGCACGAAATAGAAAACCCGGAAAGCCCGTGCGACTTTTCAAGCCCTTCAGGGCCGCCAACGGCACCAAGTTCTATGCCGGCGGCACGCGGGGCAAACACCCCTGCAAGGCAGCCAAAGAAGTGCCCAACCTGTAATTGATTTAAGTAAGCATACAATCACACACTGCAATCACAATATCATGCAAATTAACTGGCAATTGATGCGCTTTCGTGCGCACGGAGAAACCCCACCAACAGCCGCCGACCCTTCAAAGGTTGCGGCAAACGCAACGCAACTACTCACCCGGTTCGGGTATTCAACAGAGGAAATTGCGGCACTTGGCGCAGCCGATGAAGCCAAACTTGGCGAACTGTTCACCGCTCGAAACACGGCCCTTGAAACCGATATTTTAGGTCGTAAAGGGAAAGAAATTGCTTCAAAGGCCAACTTTGAGGGCATGAAACACGCCTACACGGAGGCCGAAAAACGCCAAATCGCCCGTGCTGCATCCCTTGGAATAGAAATCAAGGAAGAAGACCTTGCGACATTTGACCAAAAAGAGCGTTTGGAGGGTATTTTGGACATTATCCACGGAAAACTAAAGGTTTCAAACCCAAATGCTGGCGATGCCGAAAAAGAACTTCAAAGAAAGCTGGAATCGTTCCAAAAAAGCGATGCCGAAAAGGACAAGGCTTTGAGGGCAGCACTGAAAAAACTTGAGGAAACGGAGAAATCCATCCCAACCATCAAAGAGCAAATCCAAGCGGAATACTTTGCGGAAAGGGCATGGGAAAGTTTGGCGCTCAATGCAAAAACGGTTGAAACACTCAGTATCTCAGACCCAAACGCATTAAAATCGATTGTTATTGGTGCGATGGCCATGAAAGGCCACAGGTTCACCGCCGAAAAAGGTACCGACGGCTTCAAATTGCAGGTGGTCGACCGCGAAGGCAACTATGTGCAAATGACCGGGGCCGCTGGAAACCACAGCCCGGAAACCTACATCAACGAAATCTACGCGCCCATCGTGAAAAAGTCCAACGCCGGGCAAAATGGGGGCGGTGGTTTCGATTTCAATTTTGGCGGTGACGGGGCAACCAAACTTTCAGGTACCGGAAACGCGGCCATTCAAAAAATGATTGACCAGGCAAAAGCGGCAAACCAGTAGTTTTTGGCCGTATATTTGCAGGAATAAAAGCCCAAAGGAACCAATCAGTTTAGGGAGTAGGCAGCCCGGAAAGATGCCAACATTTTGCGCAGCACCGAAAGCGCGGAACATTCGGCAACTTCCACTTACTACTCACCTTTACGATGAAAAAAACGCAGCCATTCAAGGCGCGGGTTAATGGCGATTTCCTGCCAGACCCAATCCTTTGCAGCGCATACATGGTGCAACGTGCCGCCGAAATGGAGGCTCAGGGACGTATGCGCCTTTCGGCCAACACGGGATTCCTACGTTGGCTTATCTCCCCCGCAAACACATCTCGCGGGTTGTTCGATGCTTCAGCGATTGAGGCGAAACTAAACAACCCCGATGGCCAAAAAATCCTGGTCCGCCGTCGTTTCCGGCCCATCAAAACCGTAAAGGCTTTGACGGGAAATGCGCGTAACTACTGCGCACCCATAACCGGCGCGGCCAATCCTTTCAAAGAGGATGTGGTGAACCTCGGTTTCGACTATTCCGAAATCCTCATGAAGTTCAACGAGAGCGACCTTCGCTTGGCAGGTATGGGTTCGCCCATCTCCGAAGCGCAGGCAGAGGTTTTCGCCCGCGAACTTATCGCGTTTGAAAACACCTTTGGGGCACTCGTAATGAAGCGCATCCTAGCCGGCGACCTCGTTGGTAATTTCAAGGACGGTGACACGGTGAAAGACCTCCCACTTTACCTTGCAAACGGCATGGCCGTAAACCCAACGGGCAACGTGCTTATGCACCAATGGATGTCAGAGGTTGGCCTTTCCGATATGCCGCTGTTGGTAGGTGGTTCCCTTGTGAACGCCTATGCAAAAGTTCGCCAAACCGCATCTGCAAACCTTGCAGGTTTTAACCCCGCACTTGCGGATGAGGTTGAAACCATTTACGATTTGTCCGTTGGCCAGGTTCTTGGAGATCCTGACGATGCTCTATTGATTGCACCGGGCGCGCTGCACATGTTCACGTACAACCTCCACAAAGGGGAGTACATGAAACAGGAATCTACCAGCACGGAAAGCAAGCGCTACCGCCTCGTTTCGCCTTACACGGGCATCGAATGGGATGCGTACTGGCAGCGCAAACGCAACTGCGATACTGGCGAATGGGAATGGCAAATAACACTGTCCCTGGTTTGGGATATTGTTGGCCTTCCTGAATGCTGGAGCGAAGATGCTTGCATGGATGGCGTTAAAGATGTTTTCCGTGTCCACATTGTTTGTGCCGACACGGGCGTTTGCGAGATCGACCGCTCCGAAAGCTGCATCGATGCGCCAAACCTCCCGCTTGCCCCCAATACGATTGATTTTCCAGCCGCTGCTGTGCTTTGCGCACAGGCTTGCCGCTTGATTCTCAACACGTCGAACTATCCGGTATTGCGCACCCACACGGTAACCACCGCATCCACGGGCAGCGCAATCGGTATCGATATTGGAGGCTCTACCTTCAACTTCGACACGCCAATCGTGCTTGGTGATGCACCTGGGGCCGCTGCGCTCCAAGCCGCTATCATCGACAAGATTGGGGCCGCCGGATTGTACGTTTCCGCTGTATTCTCCACCCCGAACACGCTTATTACCGTCGTGACCGATGGTGATGTTCCAAGCGTTGAACTGGTGATCGCAGCCGCTGCAAACATCGAACTGACAGCTACCGAGTACACCAACGCTTGTCGCGTTACTTCGATCATCCGTCCTTCCACGGGCGCAACATCGACCTCCCTGAAGGTTGTCAACGGTTCTGTTGACACCACCGGGGCACCAACCGCGCTTATCGCTCAAACCGATGCTGTTGGTACGTTTGAAGACTTCTTTGTGTTTGGCGATACGCCTTGGACCCGTGGCGCGGCATTGACCGTCACATACACGGACAGCGCGGCTTGCACAAGCGTTGACGCAACGGTGCTTTGCACTGTGTAGTAAAGAATGTGTGATTGCAAACAAGGTAAGCGGGTTGGGGGAAACCTCAACCCGCGAAACCTTTTCAAAATAAATTGAAAATTCATTCTGAAATGAAAAAGAAACTCTTTCCAATCCTGGCATTGCTGCTTTTCGCGGTTTTATCTTTTGCCCAAACCACGCCGGCCGTAACCCTCACCTATCTGGAACAAAGCGAGGTTTTGGACAGCTGTTCGGGCTGCACCAACCCATACCAATCATACCTGTTCACGGGCGTAAAGGTTACGGTTGGAAGCCGTGCCACATACATCGCCGCCCCGTACAGCATTCGCAGATACAGTACCGGGCGGCTCAAGTTTGAACTAAAGAGCGGGCTTACGGGCCAAAGTGTTCGGTTTGCCTATGGCCAGGTAAATTCAACAACCTACCCTAGCGCGACCAGGCTGTACGATGACCTGCGATTGCATCAAATCACTGAGCCGGGGCTTTACACGAACGTCACAGCCACGGGAACGGTAACCCTGACAAATGCCAGGCAGTTGAACTTGATAAATTCGGGTGGAACTCAAGCCACACAGACCTTCAACCTACCCGCAAACCCGGTAGATGGGCAGGTTTGTAGGCTTGTGTTCAACAACATTGTCACAACGCTCACCATTTCCGGCAACGGCACCACACTTTCCGGCACAGCGGCAACAACCGCCGCCGTTGGGACGGCCCTCGTTTATAGGTACTATGCAACCGCCTCAAAATGGATAAGAGAACTGTAAAAACCCTTTTTTTGGTCTTTGTTTTGGCCTTGTGCGGTTTTGCTGCACAAGGCCAAACCTATACCTTCAAATGCCTTACAGACCCCGAAACAAAAGATATTTTGCCTGACAGCTGCGAGGGTTGCGCTGTTTGGGAAATCGATAGCCGCTCGTTTAACGGGCTGCTTATCTATGAAGATTTAGTGCCGTGGAGATGGATTGAAGCCCCTTATACCTTGAAGGTTCGGGGCGATACTATTGACATTTGGGAACACACCTCCCCGCCTTCCCGCCTTGGACAAAATATGTTTTTCCCCGACCGGGAAAGCATCACATTGGGTCAAACGCCATTTGGCACAATGGCCGAATACATCGATTCTGCTTGGTGTCCATTCGGGTCCGGTGGTGGTGGTAGTATTACCATTGTAGTTGATACCCCCATAATCGGAAACGGCACGCTTGCAAACCCGCTAACCATCGGCCAATTTGGAGCGGATACCACCTCCTATCTAAAATGGAACGGATCATATTGGTATCCGGCCCACATCAAGTTCACTGATTTACTTGTTGACCTACCCTACTACTTTGGGGATACTGAGGCAATCGCCAACGGGCTTGTCCAGGGCGACGCTTACCTGCTCAAGTGCGATAATGACTATGGGTTGCCAGCGGGTATTTTCAAGGTGGTCAAATCCTGTGCATTCGATTGCGACGGGGCAATAATGTACTATCCAAACGACGCTGTGGCCTTTGCCAGCGGCGTTCCGGTTGGCCGCGAATACGCACTTTCCGGCACAAACATATTTGGGGTGCTTTACGGTTTTATAAAAGCCGTGGCATCCGACACGCTCACAAACGACACACTAATTTGTGACGTGGTTTTGCCGTTCCACACCAACGACGTGGACGCGCTTGGTGGAAGCCTGACATTTGGGGACCTCTACAACATGGCACAGGCCAACACCTACGGGGCACCGTGGGGCCAACATAGGGCCTTATCTGTAATCGGCTCCACCTCAGCCGATGCGCCCGTTTGCTGTGATTTGAACGCCACACTACCCTACTACATCAACGACACAGCCGCAATAGCGGACGGGTTGGTGAGCGGAAACTATTACTACCTGTCCGCCGCAAATACCTACGGATACCCATACGGGTCCAAAAAAGTCATTCCATAATCACATCGATCATGAAACTGAAAATATTTTTTGCACTGCTTTTTGCAATCGCAATCGGCTCGAACGCAAACGCTCAAGCAATCGTAAAGGGTAGCGGCGTTGTTTATACCAACGGAGCGCCAACCCATTCTGTAAACTTCAACCAGGATGCTGAACTTGTGATTGATACAACTTCAGGATATTGGTACGAGCGAAGCCGTGACGGGCTTGGTTGGCTTTTGGCGGGTTTCAGGGTGCAAAAGTTTCCTTTCTCTATTGCCCCAACCGCTGCACCGCTGGACAAGCAAAGCGAGGTTCTGCTAAATGAGGTGGACAGCCTTTACAGGTGGCGAAGCGGCTCTTGGCGACACCTGAATGGGGTTGTTGATGGGTCAATCACCAATGAGGGTTTATTGGGCGTTGGCGCGGGCGGGGCTTCATCGGCTGTCTTGCTCACAAATACTTCCACGGGGGTTGGTGTGACCATAAACGTGGCCGGAATTTTGACCATTTCCGAAACAACATCCGCCAATGGGGGCCAAATAACCTTGACGGCCACGGAGGTTGACGGTTCGATAACAAATGAACTTCAAACCATAGCCAATACCTCAAACTCGACTTCGCACACGGCCACGCTGTCCAATAGCGGAGGCTCTTTGCAGGTTGTGGAAGGGACTGGAATTGGCCTTGCAACAACAGGCACCGGATTGAACGGTATTTTGACGGTCACGAACACATCACCCGACCAAACGGTTGTTTTGACACAAGGCGGGATTGTGACAATTACGGGCACTTATCCCAATTTCACTATTTCAGCAACCGAGGTAGATGGTTCTGTGACCAATGAGGCTTGGACAATAGATGCGGACGATGCCGATACGGAGGTTATAAGCAATCAGACGGTCAAGTTTCAAGGCGCGGGTATTGCCGTCACGGATTACGACCCGGCAACGAACGTTCTGTTGGTTACGGCTACCGAAGTCGATGGAAGCACGACCAACGAACTCCAAACGATTGCAAATTCATCAGATGCGACAAGCCACACGGTAACGCTGTCAAATTCAGGGGGCACAATCCAGTTTGTCGAGGGTGCAAACATTACGCTCACCACATCGGGAACAAGCGGAGCGGGGGTTTTGACAATCGCTTCAACGGCTTCCACCCCTGTGGCAAACAACGGTGTTTCAGACAATGAGGATAGCGGTAAATTGAGGCTTGGCAACCGATATATGAATAGCCCGGATGCTCCGTTCACAATGGACCGGAAAATCAACCTGAACGCCAATAAATTCTATATTGGCGACAATACGGATAGTACCTTGCTCCAAATCGATGGCACAAACGACCGGGTTGGGATTGGCACCACAACGCCTGGCCGTAAACTTACTGTAAACGGGGAAGTGGAAATCAAGGACATGATAACCACCACGGCAACCTTGATTGTTGGCGCGGATGGGAACGGGGTTTTGTCTGAAATAACCATTGGAAGTGGCCTTGACCTTACGGGTAACGTGCTTACGGCCACGGGTGGGGGCGGTGGCGGTTCTACCGATCTAAGCTATACGGGCACAACAAGCCCTATCACTCTAAACAGTTCAACGGGTACGGACGTAACGATTACCCAGGGCGGCATTGTGACCATAACGGCCACGTCTTCAAATATGACTATTTCGGCCACGGAGGTTGACGGTAGCATATCAAACGAGGGTGTTTTAGGTGTTGGGGCGGGAAGTGGAACTTCATCCACCCTGCTTTCCACCACATCGGGCGCGAACGCGGTAACGATAAATGCCGCCGGGATCCTGGCAATTACAGAAAGCACAAGCGCAAATGGTGGCTCAATCACCCTCACAGCCACGGAGGTAGATGGTTCTGTGACCAATGAGGCTTGGACAATAGATGCCGATGATGCGGATACTGAGGTGATCAGTAACCAAACCGTAAAATTCCAGGGTGCTGGAATAACCGCAACCGATTATGACCCGGCTACAAACGTGCTGCTTATCACATCGACGGAGGTTGACGGCTCCGTAACGAATGAGGGCACGTTGGGCGTTGGGGCGGGAGGCGCAAGCAGTTCAACGCTCATCACAAATACATCGGGCGGTAACGCTGTAACCATCAACGTTGCAGGTATCAATACAATAAGCGAAAGCACATCGGCAAACGGTGGCTCGATAACGATAACCGCAACTGAGGTAGACGGTTCTTTGACAAATGAAGGCCAACTTGGTGTTGGTGCGGGCGGTGCGTCAAGTGCCGTTCTTTTATCCAATACATCCGGTGCGACGGGCGTAACCGTAAACGTGGCCGGGATTCTTACGATTTCAGAAACCACATCCGCAAACGGTGGGCAGGTGACATTGACGGCTACAGAGGTAGACGGCTCAACTACCAACGAACTCCAAACAATCGCAAATAGCAGCGACGCAACAAGCCATACCGTTACCCTTTCAAATTCGGGCGGTACAATTCAATTCGTTGAAGGCTCCAATATAACCCTGACAACCAGCGGAACAAGCGGGGCGGGTGTGCTTACAATCGCTTCAACATCGGCTGCCGACGGTAACGGCCCGTATTCCGGCAACGGGGGCAACGGGGGCAACGGCACCGTTCCATCTGTAACAAACTCAACCCTTACAAACCAGTGGACTTTGAGCCGCGCCACGGACGACGTTGGCGGGCTTGTTCCGTTTCGGATTTCGGTAGCAGCCGGAAACGAACCTGATTTTATGTCATTCGTGAACGGTTCTGACAGTTTGTTGATTGGTAAAGGAGATCAAGAATTTAGGGTCGTAGCTAATAAGGGACTTGTAATTCAAAGCAGTGATATGGTATACGTGGTAGGAGATAGTGTTGTAGTGCAAACAACCCCCAATGCTTTTGATAATGAGGCTACTTTGTTGCTTCAAAGCCCATTTGGTACTGTTGTAAAGGCTGAAGGTTTAGACCCTGACATTATCCGCCAAAACGGAGCGGGCACAAATGACGTGCTGAAATGGAACGGCTCAAAATGGGCACCCGCTGCCGACGCAACAGGCTCCGCAACCGCAAACAACGGATTGAGCGACAACGAAAACGGGGGAAATATCCGGCTTGGAAACCGCTATATGAACAGTAGCGATGGCCCGTTTTCCTTTGACCGGAAAATAAATGTCAATGCATTCAAACTGTACATTGGCGACAATACTGATAGTACGTTGTTGATGATTGACGGCACAAACGACCGAATTGGGATAAAGACAACAACGGCAAGCCGTGCCCTGCACGTAAACGGAGAGGTTCGTATAACCGACCTATCCACCACCACGGCAACGCTTTTGGTAGGGGCGGACGGCAACGGTGATTTGCAGGAAATTTCGATTGGCAGCGGGCTTTCTTTGGCCGCGAACGTACTGAGCGCCACGGGTGGCGGCGGCGGTGGTGACGTGCTGAATAATGGTAACAGCTTTGGGGCGGCATTCATTGTAGGCTCAAACGATAATAACACCGTTTCGCTCGAACAAAGCGGTATAACGGTATTTACCATCGGAACGGACAAAAACCTGACAACTACCAACTCCGTAGCTGCAACCAATACGGTAACTGATCAGATAAAGGTCAATATCAACTCCACGGGTACGGCTGCCAACAATTTCGGAAATGGGATTCTTTTTTCAGGGGAAAGCAGCACAACCAACGATCAAGAAATGATGCGGCTCCGCACATATTGGACAACAGCCACGCACGCGAATAGGCAGGCCGCATTTTCTTTGATGCTGGGGAATAACGGCGGGGCACTCGAGGAGGTTGTAAAGGTTGATAGAGCGGGCGACATTCACGGGATTATGTCCGTGGGCAGCACAACGCCCGTTCAAATCTATAACGACGCGATTGCCCCAAATACCACCTTTACTTTTGGCGGAAACAACCAAAATATCACAATCGGAACACTTGCGGGCACAATCGAACTTGAGCGCCAAACCGCATCAACAACCGCGCCGCTTGACTTTGCAGTGAACGCACAATCCAGCGGAACACCAGCCGCCGGATTTGGGGTGAATTTGCTATTTTTGGGCGAAAGTAATACTACGGTTGACCGTACTATGGGCAACATACAAACGCTCTGGACAACGGCCACGGATGCAAGCCGCACCTCGGACATGGTGTTCAACACCGTAAACAGTGCGACAACGAACGAGGCATTTAGGATTTACGGTAATAAAAGAGCGATGGTAGGCGGTGGAACAAATCAATCCTCAGCAGCTCTACAAGTAAATAGCACCACAGGCGGATTTCTAGGGCCAAAGGGAACAAACGCAGAAATGTTGGCAATATCCAGCCCGGTTGAAGGGTTGGAATTCTGGAATACCACAGTCCAGGGTAAATGCGTGTTTGACGGCACCGACTGGCAGCGTATAAGCTGCAAGCCTACGCCAACCGTGACGGCGGGGACCGGTGCCGGGACAGGCGCGACTGTCAGTGTGGTTGGCAACGACCTAGCTGGCGTAATTACCGTAATAGCCGGAACAAGTCCCGCCACCAACGCAACAGTGGTAACACTTGACTTCCATACCGATTTTGATGTCGTACCGTCGAGTGTAGTGTTGACGGCTGCGAACGAGGCCGCTGTAGGGCTTGCGTACGTGGTCGGCGGCAATCGGAACTGGTATGTGAACAGCGGTTCAATCACGGTGGATGAATTTATCTTGAAAAGTGGTTCCGGCGGCAACAATGCCGCGAATGGGACTACTTATAAATTTTATTACAAAGTAGGGCAATAGCAATCCGGCAAATGCAGTATTTTTGGGCATTATTTCACACACAAAACATTCATTTTTAATGAAATCCGCAATCACACTCACACTTTTTTTGATGTTGTCATTCTTTTGCCGGGCGCAAACAGAGGCAACAGAACGGCCAACGATTTCCTTTGAGATCCTGCCGATTAGACAGGATAGCTTTTTCCTTATCCAAAGGGTTACCGACCCGGCAACAAAGGACAACCCACGGCCACGGACAACCGAAACCCCAATCTTTTTCCGCTCAAAGAAAGAATGGGACGACTTTCTGAAAAACCAGCGAAAGAAAGCAGCCGAAGACCGCGAACGGGGCGGGCTTATCCTTGAAGATGCAATCGAGCGCGAAAGTTCAACATTGCAAATCGAGGCGCAAATGCGAAAGTTGGATGGTTTTTTCAATCAGAAAAAGCAGTAAAGAAAAACAGCGCCACGGGTACAAAGCCCGTGGCGCAAACCCATTTTTGATATGAAGCTGCCAATGTTAGCACTCGCACTTTTGTTGATACTTTTAGGGGCGGCTTTGAAGGAGCGGGCTAGGATTGCTTTTGAATGGAGGGAAAGCACCTGGAAACAAAAGGCTGTGGTGCTGATTGGTTTGGGCGGGTTCGTTTCTGGCATTATTTTTTGGGCCTTTACGGTCTTTATCGAATAGGCTTTAATCTTCACGCTTCAACAAGTCGAAAATGGTCCAACTGGTTGCACAACTTGTCCAGGAATTTAAAAAAAGCCCGCTGCCTACCATTTGCGCCCTTTTGGTTGGTGCGTCCGTCTACCTTTTCCTTTCACTTTTGGAGGCAAACGAAAAGCTGCAAAAATCTGAGGAAAGGCGCGGTGTAGAGGTGCTTGAAATGGTAAGGAAGCACAGCGAAGAAATAAGGGCGATCGACCGCCGGGAAGCCGCAAGGACAGATAGTTTGCAACGGATTGAACTTGAGAAGACCAAGCAACAAAATTTGGAACTTGAGGGCCTTATCAAAGACCTTCGCAAAATCCGCAAAAAATGAAGCGCCTAACACTTATCGCAATGGTACTGATTGCCTGTTTCATCGGCTGCGAAAAGCAGTTTGAAGGCGATGAAATCCAATCAATCACACGGGTAACGGTCATGCAGGATTCAAATACGCAGAAACAATCCGTATCTGAAAGTTTGGGATGCAGCCGTACCGAGTTTCAAGCGAAGTACAACGAACTTCGCCGGGAAATGATGCGGCTTTCCACTACAACACCCGACACCACACACCAAAAAATTGAGTTTACGGTGGACGTACTACCGAAAACCAACTAGCCACATACTATGAGAAAGCTTTTTACATTCCTTCCAATTGCCATGCTTTTGCTGCTTGCATCATGCAGCGAAAAAAAGACGGCACCAAACCCACCCGAAAACTCAACTGAGGCACCGGATTCTTTGCGCTTTTGCGCGGCAATCGATGCCCTGAAATCCAATCAACGCGCAGTAGGATCCCCAACCCGGTATTGGCCAAACGGACGTGTTTTGAAGGTTGGTTTTGCCCCAAATTCATCAATCGCCCAAATCGAGTTTGTAAAATCTGCCCTGGCAGAATGGGACGAAATCACAAACCTTTCGTTTACATATCCGGCATCCGGGCCTTTTGACCTCCGTTGGGCATTCAATACCTCACAAGGGGCATACAGCTATATCGGTACGGATTGCGCCTCAATCCCACAATCACAGCCGACCGGAAACGTTGGTTGGGGTTGGAACTCAAAGGACGGTACAGGAAAATACACGGACGGGGTTGCACGGCACGAGGTTGGCCATGCGCTTGGTGCGATGCACGAACAATGTAACGGAAATTCCGGTATTTGCTGGATTGCTCAAAACGTGTACGCTGATTTGGGAAAGCCCCCGAATAATTGGGATAAGGCAACGGTAGACCACAACGTACTTTTTGTTTGTGACCCTGCAAAATACCCATCAACACCGTGGGATAAAGTATCGGTTATGCAGTACGCGGTCCCGGCACGCTGGACGTGTTCAAACGCTTCAATTCCAGGCGGCCAATACCTAAGCAGCACGGATAATGATTTTTGGGCAAAGGTCTATCCGGCACCAAACCCACCTCCAAGCGGTGAAACCGTTTTGATAACCGCCGCACAACGGGACAGCCTTTTGAAATGGGCACTTTCGGCAAAAAATGAAAGTGCCAGGACCTACGCAAAGACAAAGGCTATTTTCAACAAGTAATCAAGCACATCACTAAAATATCATTACAACAATGAGAAGTATTACCGACAAAATCAACCTGTTCACGCAGGTGCTGAGCGCGAGTTTTTACGCGCTGTTTCTCGCAGGTTTCCAGCAGATCGACCCAAACCAATCTGCCATCGAAATCGTTGCGGCTTTCAAGGCACAATCGCTTCCACTTATTATCGGGGCACTCATCAACTTTGGCACGATGGCATTCCTTTGGGTTCGCACCTGGAAAACAGACAAGCCTAATTTTTGGGCCTTTATTAAAAGTAGGTCGTGGCTGCTTTCGGTTGCCAATATCGTCATTCCCCTGCTTGGCACTGTTGGGTTTTACCTGGCCAATGAAGACTACACGAAACTGGTTGATTATGCCCTCAATGGGGAGTGGACCAATTTCGTCTCCCTACTTATCTTGTCGATTATCGGCTTTATCGGCACACTTTTGAAAAAGAAAGTGGCCGTGGCGAAAGAATAGGTTTCAATTGACATTTTGCCCACTTTGCCCGTTTAGCCCTGGTACGGCGACGGGCATTTTTATTCCACCTGAACAGATTTTCCCGCTTTTCCCGGTTTGTAAGGAGGCGGGATTTTTATCAACAAGACAAATTTTTACAATGAAAAAAACAATCGCACTCACAATGTTACTTTTTGCCTGTTTACAAATGTTTGGACAGGTTGAAATAATGGGCGCCGGAATTTCGATTTCATACGATACATCCATCGTTGAACCGCCAATTTTCACCACAGAATTTGTAAATAGTGACAACCTTCAGTTTTCAACAAACGGCGACCAAGTTACTATCCGGATTCTTGGAGCGCATGACTGCATACCGTTTACCAGGCACACAAAATGGGCGGCATTCCCCAAAGGCATAGAAGAGTGCGACCATTCTTGGGTTTATGCAGCTGAGGATGATGTGAACGTAAAACAAGAATTTCAAACCATGCAGTTTTGCCAATGTGGATGCACGGTTACCACAAACGAAGCGCGCATTTGTTCGAAATGTTACAGGCATGAAACCAGGACGCGGTTTGATGGATGGGATTTGGTTGTAAAAGAAGATTCTGAATACATGAAGATTTTGAAAATCGCAAATTCCAGAAATTAGTCAAGTAAAAACCCGCTATATTTGTAGCGTCAAGAAATTAGCTTTAACAAAGGAATGCAGCCCCGGCAAACGCGCGGGGGCTGCATCTTTTTTTGTACCTTAGCATTACATTTTTCAATCAAAACCATAACTATGCGACAATTCACCCTATTTTTTTCAATCATTGCCCTATTGGTTTGCCTTTCGTCCTGCCAGGATACGCCAAAAAGAGACTGCCAGCCGCCATGCACTTGCGTATGCGATACGGTTCAAAACCCGCCAACACCAACACAAAGCATTGGGTCGGCCCAGCAAATCGGTAGCCGATGCTTTCCGTGGACACCCGTGGCCAAAATGGACACCTTTGCCCGGGTCTTTGCCTATTTTTCGGCGGACTTCATTTCAACGCCCGAAGGTTTGCGATTGGAGCCTATTGGAAAGGCACGGACAGATCCTGCAGCCGGGGTAGATTCTTGGATTCGTGCCCTAAACTCAAAGGGTTGCACTCCTATTTTGAACATCAACCAAACCCCCGCATGGTTTTGGGCCTCGCAATCTCAAAATCAGGTAAAAAGCGCGGCACAGGCGGCTTCATTTGCAGATACTTACAACCCATTTGCGGACTTTAGTGATTGGGCCGCAAATGGGGCAAAAAAACGCGCTGTGTTCAACCAGGCTCAATTTGTGCCCGACCACCCGCCAATCATTTCACCGGGCACTTCCAGGGTCAATCCTGACAGCTACGCGGCCTATGCGCGAATATTTGGAGAGGTGGCAAAACGCTACGGGAAAAACAAGCACCCTGAAGGCGGGCTTTGGGTGAACACCTCGCCACGTTGGACGAACGACCCGCCAAACGAGCGTATTTCTGGTTTGGGCCTAAAATTTGGGCTTCAGGTATGGAACGAGCCGGATAAGTGGTGGCATAAGGGCGACGGTAGCGGCATCTACTTTGAGCCCGAAGAATACGCCGCGCTTTTCGCCGCTTGTTATGCAGAGATCAAGGCAGCCGACCCCACCGTACCCGTTTACATGGCGGGGCTTACGGGCTTCGACATGGAATACATGACGCGGTTTGTGAATGCCCTAAAATCGATGGGCAAGCCCCTGCCAGACGTGTTTGATTTGCACCACTACTCACACGCTGGAAACCGCGTTGGTGTATGGCCGCCCACCTGGTACGATGGCGGGGCGTGTGCCCCCGAACAGGACCAAGATTTTGAAGGGGTAAGGCAGTTTGTTGATTTCGCCAAACTTCACGGCAAACCCCTGAGCGTTTCGGAGTTTGGGTGCGATACCCGTGGCCCGTCTTGGATGTGGGCCAAACCGATTGCAGGCAAGTCGAGCGAACAACTGCAAGCCACGTGGGTTTGCCGCTCGTACATGGAATATATGAGGCTTGGTGTTGGAAGTTCGGCGGTGTTTAACGGAAACGATGAACAGGGTGCGGAAAATGGTGGCTTGTACACAAACAGCGGCCTTCTTTACGGCGAAGGCGAACCGGGCAAGGTATTTGCGCCAAAGCCTTCATACATTGCCGTCACGGGCCTGATACGAAGCCTCCAGGGCCTTGAGTTTGTAAAGGACGTATCAACCGCAAATTGCCGGGCCATGATGTTCAAAAAACAGGATGGGAGCCGCGTTTTGGCGGCATGGTGGCCTACCGTAGAGGGAAAAAACAAAATGGCAGACCTGGAGGGAAAAACCTTGCAGGTTACGGAGGACGTTCAATTTTTCAATCTGTAAAAAATGGAAATCATAATTCCTAAAATACAACTTCCAGAGTACCCATGCCACGGCTCAAAGTGGTTCGATGTCCGTGAATGCGTTGATGCGCGCACATGGAGAATTTTGGGCGTAAAGGCCATGTGGATGGTTGACCCAAAATCGGTACGGAATGCCGACCTGGTTCGTGAAAAAACAGGGGCACCAACAACGATCAATAACTGGCATTTTGCAAAGCCGGGGCAAACGGTTTATGATTCGTCAGGGTTTCGCCCGATTTGGGATGAAACGGGCGGGCTGTTATCGCAGCACCGGCGCGGATGTGCGGACGATTTGAAGGTTCGTGGAATGCAGCCGCCACAGGTTCTACAAATCATAATGGCCAATTTGGATGAATTTTTAGACGCTGGACTGACAACAATCGAGCAAGTAGAATACACCCGAAGTTGGTTGCACCTAGATTGCCGGCCTAAGATTGACGGGTTACACCCTGCGCACGGCATTTTGTTCGTAAATCCATAGGTGGCACCAAAATTGCAAAATAATGTTCAAGGGATTGTCTACTGATGACAATGTAAAGCAGTTGCCGCCAAAAGTGCGCGGTGGCTGCTTTTTTATTTTGGTTTTAAAATGTTGATTTATAGGTGTTTAAAAAATATTTTAAAAGTTTTTTTATAATTTATTTGGTTATCTAGGTAACTAATTATTACCTTTGACACTATCAAACAAAAAGCAGTTAAAATGTTGTCATTCACACAAATAATGTAGGAAAATGAAAAAGTTGTATCAAGCCTGCTTCAACTACCACCTGGCCATAACGATTGTCGGCGCAATTGCCCCATACATTGCCAGCGCGATTGGAATGTGGGGCGACACTCAGGAACGCCCGGCGTTCAAAGTGTTTATGATTTTGGCGTTTTGGGCAATGATGACAGTCTGTTTTCTAATAGGCCCATTGTCCGGGGTCGCGGCATCTGTAATTGTCAGGTTTTTCGCCTTTGTTCCCTATCTCAAAGACCCGGAAATTTGGGGGCCATGGACTTTGTTGCTTGCAATGTGGGCGGTGTTCAATATTGTGACCGCTTTTTTGGGTGCCAAGTTTGACAATGACGGCGAAGATCACATTAGTATGTTCGGCTTTTAAAATCCTAATCAAAATGCCAGAATACAAAGACCTTTCAAACAACGAACCCATACCGCTTGAATCGCGGGTTAAGCACCTGGAGCGCGAAGCTTCATTTGTGAGGGACTACGTTCTAAACAACGACGTTATCCGCGCCATTACACTGGTTTGTAGTGTGCTTGCGCTTATATTTTCGGTTGTATCACTTTTAAAATGAGACCATGCTAGTAAATTTCAATTTCACCCATACCACCAACAAACACCCACGCCTAGATTTCGAGGTTGAGTTTTCCGGGGTTGCTGCCATAAATTTGGAGGGTGCGCAGCAAGAAATCACAATCATGGAAGTCTCTTACATAGACCCGATTTCGGGCAAAATTTCGAGGCTTCCAATAACGGAACTTCTAAGCCAACATCTTGAAACGGGGCCGATGGGCGAGTTTTTGAAGTCTTGCCGGGTTGCTGTTGAATTGACTATGAAAAGGCGATTTACAATGCCGCTAATCGAAAGCCTTGCGCCAAACGAGGTATTTGTTTTCGGCTCGAATCTGGCAGGTGCGCATGGCGGAGGTGCTGCAAGCTATGCGGCAAAACTTTTTGGGGCACAATCTGGAATTGGCGAAGGGCCAACCGGGCAATGCTACGCAATCCCAACGTGTGACAAAAACATCCAAAAATTGAAGATCACACAAATAGCCCTTTGGGTAGACTGCTTTATCGATTTCGCAAAAGAGAACCATGAAAAAACATTCCTTGTCACACCAATCGCTTGCGGCATTGCCGGATACTCACACTCAGAAATCGCCCCGCTTTTCAAGGGGGCAATCGATATTAAAAACATCCATCTTCCAGAATCATTCTGGAAACTTATCATATAACTTTCACCACTCAAAAAAATAACGATGCACAATTTTGATTTCACACAATTCGCTCCTGCTGAGAGCCATGTGCTTTGCCTAAAATCGCTGCCAGCTAATTTGGTAGCCTCTCACAACGATTTTCAATGGCCGGAATCCGGCCATTGTTCCGCACCTGATTGGAAGCCCACGCAAGAGTGTGGCAATGGCCTACACGCATTCCTTTGGGGCGCGGGTGACAGCGGCCTGCGATGCAGTGATGAAGATGCGAAGTGGCTTGTAATGAGCGTTGAAGCATCAAAGGTCATTGACCTGGAAGGCAAGGTCAAGTTTCCTGAGTGCGACGTTTTGTTTTGCGGAGAACGCGAAAATGCAATTGCGATTATTCAACACTTCGCGCCCGATGGAACAGCTGTAATGTTTGGCACGGTGACGGGTGGCGATGCCGCAACGGTGACGGGTGGCGATGCCGCAACGGTGACGGGTGGCGATGCCGCAACGGTGACGGGTGGCGATGCCGCAACGGTGACGGGTGGCTA